TCTGGTCCTTGTTCACCAGCATCACCTTGTGCACCTTTAGTAGCGTGTTGTGGACCTTCTTCTCCCTTTTGTCCTTTATCGTTTGTACCTGTTGGACCATCAGCACCTTTCTGTCCTTTGTTTTCTGGTCCTTGTTCACCAGTATCACCTTGAGCACCTTTAGTAGCGTGTTGAGGACCTATTTCTCCTTTTTGTCCTTTATCGTTTGTACCTGTAGGACCATCAGCACCCTTTTGACCTTTATTCTCTGGTCCTTGGTCACCAGTGTCACCTTGTGCACCTTTAGTAGCGTGTTGAGGACCTATTTCTCCTTTTTGTCCTTTATCGTTTGTACCTGTTGGACCATCAGCACCCTTTTGACCTTTGTTTTCTGGTCCTTGTTCACCAGTATCACCTTGTGCACCTTTAGTAGCGTGTTGAGGACCTATTTCACCTTTTTGACCTTTGTCGTTTGTACCTGTAGGACCATCAGCACCTTTCTGTCCTTTATTCTCTGGCCCTTGGTCACCTTGGTCACCTTGAGCACCTTTAGCAGCATGTTGAGGGCCTACTTCTCCCTTTTGTCCTTTTGTATTAGTTCCAGTTGCACCTAATTCTCCTTTTGCTCCTTTGTTTCCGGGACCTTGTTCACCTTGGTCACCTTTGTCTCCAACACCTGTTGGACCTACTTCTCCTTTGTCTCCTTTAGTAGCTTTATCACCTTTCGCTCCTTTTGTTCCTTTATCTCCTTGGTCACCTACGTGGTCATCTCCACCTGCACCCTTTTGACCTTTATCACCTTTTGGACCTGTAGTACCTTTAATACCCTTTTCTCCAGAAGCACCACCAATAAAAGTAGTGTCTCCTTTTTCTCCTTTTGTACCAACAATATCTGTACCATCAAATTCTAACGTAGAATTATCAGATGAAAGTTTCAGTTCTTTTGAAACTTCATATGTGTTATCGTCTGCTGCATCCTTTTCGAAGAATATACTTCCTTTGTCGCCTTTTATAATGATACGTTCTTGTGCCATTTGTCTATGGAGCTTGCGGCTCTACCTCCGGTATTTTAGCATCTTTTCTACCACCTATAACAAACCAATCGAACTCTACGTCTGTTTCAGAAGAAGATTCTACAAAAAAACCATCTTCGAGTTTTTCATCTACCCAAACATGATAAGGTCCGTGTGGAGTAATACTGATAGTATAATCATCTCCTACTAATTTAAACCAATACTCAGGTAACTCAACAGGCATACGGTCCATTGCCAAATCAAATTTAGCTGTACCTCTAAAGTATGCTCCATGTTCTGGTCCTTCTAGACATCCATATACTAATCTCTTATCATCGTGTATTGGATGTGGGATATTAAAAGACTTAGTAGATGCTACTAAATGTCCTGTAATATTAACTGCGGGGTTACTGGCCGCAGAATTACCACCTGTAATGTTTAATGCTGTAGTTCCACTACCGCCAGATGTACCAGTAACGGTTACTGCTGTTAGTCCAGCAAGCGTAGTAGATGATGCTCCTAAGTCTATCTCTGTAGTTCCAACAGTCACACTATCATTAGCTAGTTTATTATTAGCTATACTACCATTAAGCATGGCGTTGGTTACAGAGCCCGTTTGTCCTGTATGTATTATATCTTTAAAACTGGCGCTGCCTGTTACTGCTTCAGACAATTGCCACTTATCATCAGTTTCGTTCCATCTTAGTACAGGGTTTATTGCAGTACTACCACCACGGTTTACTTCTATACCTGCACTTTCGGTTGGTGATGTACCTGAGTAATTAGAATTTAATTCTATAAAATTATCAAAGACTGTAACAGTCTCTGTAGAAATAGCAGTTGCAGTACCAGTGACAGTTAAGTTACCCTCTACTGCAAAGTCGCCTTTGGAAGTGATTGTACTAGAACTACTACCCATATCAATGTCACCACCTCCTATGTTTAAGTTAAGTTTAGAAGCAGAGCCACCACTTCTAGCTTGTATCTTAGTAGAATTCAAACCTATATTAGCTGCACTATCGGCTCCAATTTGCATTAGCCCTGTTCCATCTGCGGTAGTTAAACTAGAGCTTTCTGCTATATTTATCTCTAAAGGTAATGAGGGATTAGTAGAGCCAATAGCTAAGTTTTGATTAAATTTATGTCCATTAGAGCTATTTAGCGTAAGCATAGCTGTGCTTCCACTAGAGCCATATTTGTATAATATAGCTCCATCATCTAAGTATATATCTTTATTAGTGTTGCTAGATGAAGATATACCAGCTCCTATCCTTAAGTCTCCATCTACTGTTAATTTATGAGTAATATCATCGAAAGCTAGATTACTTGCATCACCTATACCAACGTTACCTGATTTACGTGACCTAGTATCTGCTGTTGAAGCGGCACTCTCTACTCCCCATACATCAGAGGTAGATGCGAGAGAACCTATATAATCGAATACTGCATTTCTAGAAGGTGCTGACGTGGTATCTCCGTCCCATGCGGCTCCAAAAGTATCGTCTTTGACATTAGCTTCTATCCTTGCTTTGATGTACTGTTTAGAGGGTAGCCTATCATCTAACGCTAACATACGGGTTTTTGCCGTAGTAGTTTTACTTATACCGTAATCTTTAGTTTTTTGCGGTCTAATTTTTGTTGGTTTGAATTTTTTCATGGCTTATCCTCAAAGTTGGGCGACTTTTACTGTGGTGTCGCCCAGACCATTATATGTTCTATCTAAGCAGAGAAGATGATAGTACCAGCTTCAGGTCTTATGATTTTCAATCCATACCTCATGGTCATGTATGAACCCATAATACCGAATCCGGGGTTTGCTTCTTCTACAGTTAATCCACGTCTTTCGACGTATGCTACAGGCTTGACCTTCATGTCGAAGACTCCAGCTCTGTCCTTTGGTACGAATGGATTTACTACAACGTTTAATCCGTATAGTTGTCCAACAATACCATCGTTTGATACATCGTTTACGTAATCAATACCACCCTTTGCGGAGTCTGTGCTTCCGAAAGGTGCTGTGAAATCAGCCAAATTCAATAGAGTTTTGTAGTGAGTTGGAGAACAGAGAATTGTATCTGCTGTCATTCCTTTTGCACTTAGTAATTCAATTGATTTTGTGATATCGTCTAATGCTAGTTCACCATCTGCGGTTCCAGAAGTGCTGGAATTAAAGTAGTGTGAACCTAGTGAGTTTAAATCACTTGTAGAGTAGTTACCATATTCGTATAATCTTGAACCACTGCTTGGACTTGCGCCAAAGAAACCACCATCTGGGTGGGTTGCGAAAGTCTCAATGTCGGTTTCATTTGTTGAAACTGTTTTTGCGGTTGTTCCGAATGTGGTGTTTGCAATACCAAAAACTGCGAAGACAAAGTGTTTTGTCATGTGTCTTTGTACTGCTCTTCGTGCTTCGTTCAAAGCTAACTCCATTTCAGAGAATCTTGAATCTTCCATCATTCTGCGGGTTACACCAACTGCAATTCCATACTCTTTAACTGAGATACGTTCGTTTCTCAAGTCAGTGTGTTGGAATGTAGGTGTTGAACCTTCTTCAATTTGTTCTAGACCCATTGAAGGTTTTGCGAATGTGATATCAACATCTCCACCGGTATCGGTTGTGAAGCGCTCTGCAAACATTTGTACTACAGGCATGTCAGTGACTCTGTAGTCCTGAATTGCGTCTTTGTAGTCTATTAATACCCTGTTAGCTACGGAGCTTAATGTGCTCGTAGTTAGACCGGGGTTTGAACTTGCGTCTACCATATTTTATCTCCTTACTTAACCAATACCTTGAATAAGGCTCCTGCTGTTAAGTTGTTTGCTGCGGTGTCGGTAGCTGCTTCTAGAGCGATTGCTACTGGACTGTCACCGTCAACGTTTGCTGATTTACTCAAAGCTCCTGAGTCAGATGCTGCTACAACCAAATTATTTCCGACGTCGATGTCAGTTGTTCCGTCCAAATGAACGTACAATATTAATCCACTTCCGGTAATAACTGAAACTTGGTCACCTGCGGCTGCGTCAGTCAAAGCGAAACCTGCAACCAATATGTTTGCAGTGTCTGCCATTTTGACTTTACCGTTGCCATCGATTTCCATAGCGGTTCCGGCAGTAATTGCTTCAGCGGCTTCGAAACTGATGATTCGAGCTGGTGCTCCACCATCGTTTGCTAATACACTTGTTGTTACTGTCATATATTATATCCTATTTATTTTTCTTCTTCTCCTTTGAAGACAATGCGTCCGTTTTCCATCGCAAACATGCGTGGGGTTTCTTCTGCTTCTACTTCTGGAGTCTCTTCAGCATCATGGGATTTACCTTTACCGAAAGTTCTTTCTGCTTCTTCTGGTATTGGCATTTGCTCCATAGCGATGCTAAATCCTTCTAGCTTTACATCGTCCCATGCTTTGAGTTCCTCTGCACGTGCATCCTTCCCATCGTCATCGAGTTTTCCAAGAGCGATTTCCTTTTTTAGGATACCATTAACAAAAGAAGTAACACGTTCTTCAGCTTCTGCTGCTTTTCTTGCTTCCTCTTCTTCTTGGAATTTTGATACGAGAGCCATTGCCTCTTCGTGCTTGGTGTTTAACTCAGCATAAGATTCTTTCATCTCAGCTAGTTGGGATTTCATCGAAGCGAATTCACGCTCGGTGATTCCAACTGCTTCTGAGACAACTTCTTTTACTTGTTCTTCAGCCATGTTTTGTACCTCGCTGTTTCGCCCGTGTGTGTCACAGGCACATGAATTTTCGTGACCTCCACAGCCACAATCGTCATGTTCTTCACCGAATTCACGGTGGTCATTACAGTCCTTTTCAATTGTACATGCGTCACATACGGGTGTGCGAGTCTCATTATCAATAAAACTCACCTCGATAGGACGAATGTCCATTGCAAACGGTTCTCCTAGGACATCAACGTCTTTAGAAAACCAATCGATAGAGACATGCGTCATATCTCCGTTTTCAATCTTTTCTAACACTCCATTACTTTCAGCTGCACCTCTATATAGTTGTGCTAGCATCTTAATTGCCTTTTTACCATCTTCTAGCTCTACGATTTCTGGGTTGATAGCCTTTCCAAGGAGGTCGTCCTCGGTTCGTTGATGATTATAGTAAACTGGTAATTCAGTGAAAGTCTCAACACTTTTTTCTAATACGGATGGTTCTATAGTGACCTTTTGGTCGCCATCTTCGTCGTGGGGGCCTGACGTTATAGCGATTACTGGAAACTCTATATTATCATCCGTATGAACAGGTTCATCCAAAGTCGCAGCAAAACTGCGTTGGTTCTCCTCTCCACCCCCGGCATTCACAGCAAACTTACGGTCAGTTTCCTGCTCTACCCTCATGCGGCACATATTAGCCGCAATCTCTTGATGGTCCTCAACTCCTCTTTTCTTTAGGGTTGGGCCAACTTCTATTATACAACGCTCGTAGTCGTATTCTGTGCTCATTCTTCTCTATCCCCCGTTGGATTTGCAGACGGCTGATTACCAGCGCTGCGGTTTTCTGTCCTTGCGGACTCTTCTTGTTTATCTTGGTCTCTTCCTCCAGATATGTTTGCATTCTGTGCTGTCTCTTGCATTTCAGCTATTCCTTCTGGATTCAATCCTCTTTCTGCTCTAACTTCACCGGGTGCTAGTACACCCTCTGATAGGTATATCATATCAGTCTTTGCTTTTACAAAGGCATCATCTACGTTTATGTTTCTAAACTTAAACTTAGCGTCGCCACCTAATAACTGTGGCATCAGTTGCGCATTGATTGCAGACTCAACCGCAGACTGTAAATGTCTAACATATGGCTCAAAAATAGCACGTGCTTCTTCTGGCCTGTCGAACATTGTAATCGGAACCTTAAGTGCCACATGTATCTTTTTGAGCAAATCATCAGTATATTTTCCATACTCAAAGGCTCGTTGAGTACCTTGTAGCTCCTTGACAGTAATATCATTACCATGAATAATGTCTTCGCCGGGTTCCAACGCATTAAAAGCATCCACGATTTCGTTAATCTTATCAGGACCATAAGGCATATCGGGGAGTCCAGCGCTAATATCAAACCTACTAGTAGCGTATTTATTGAGAGCAGCTCCGATGTCCCGTTCTGCGTAATCTTTGAGGTCAACCAGATAAAGAATTGGATGGATGTCACTAAGACCATAAGCATAATCATCGAACGGGTTGTTACGATAGACCACCAGTTCGTTCTCCTCAAATCTAATTGACTCTTTATCATCTCCCAAATCCTGATAGTAATACATTACTTGTCCACTAGGACTCCTCTGAATATACATATTTTGAGAAGACCTGATAACTAAGTTATCTCCAGTCCACTCTAAATAAGAGGTACCAAAAATTCTACCATTACGAAGCCAAGTATATAACGTTTGTTCTAAATTTATTTCGTCAAACAATTCAGCGATACTTTCCCTGTCTTCATCACTGTCGGTGACTATATCATATCCATCCTTTGCTGCATACATGCATGGTAAATCTATAAGTGTTCTGACTATAGGGTCAGATAGATATACATTCATGTAAGTCTTATAATCACCTAGCTGTGGTTCTTTATTGGCTGTTCCTCCACCAAACATACCGCTTTTATTCTGTAGCTGTATACGTTTTATAACACCTGAACCGAAACTTCTTGGACTGTCTTCGGTGTATGGAGGATTTTCTCCTTTAGTTGCGAAACTTCGCCTATTAAAAGGCCAATAATCTCTTAGAGCCACGGCTATCATTCCAATATAGTACAATATAGTATATAAAGCTTTCGCTCAAAATCCCTTTATAAACCAGAAAGTCTACCTTTATTTAGGCTTTTCGACCTTCTAGAAGTAGTAAATAGACCCTTTGTAGGAGATGCACGTCTGGAGGTACCTGTTTGTTGTATAGATACACTTGCAAAGGACGCAGATGGGGGTAACATAGAGAGTGCAGCATGTAGTGCTACAGCTGTACTATCACAGTAATCATCATGTTTACCTGTAGGTGCAGCAATCTTCTCTGTTTTGTTGGCTGCATCCATAGTATATTCCAAATCTATGTGTTCTCTAAGCCATTTATTGACTAATTTGGCCTCTGGAGGGTCTAAATCCTCTGGATGTGGCACTTTTACCTGCCCTTGTTGTATGTAAGATGCCATATCTCTATATATTTGTGTCTTACTACCTTTAGGGCCACCAGTAAAGATAAATGGTATAAATTGTATCTGTGGTTTACTGGATATACAAGCTAACTTTATTTCTTGCTCGATAGCACCACCAATACCCGTCGCATCAATAATAACCCTATCAGCACCAAAATCGTGAGCTGCATCCATGATACGCTTACGCTGATATGGAATGTCATGTCCACCCGACTTAGGGCTAATTTCCTCAAGGTATATAAGGTTTGCGGTATTACTATCCTTGTCTTTAGATGTACTCCATACGCTAATAACAGTGCTATTAACAGATTTGCCAATGTCAACACCCACAACACAGTTAGGATAATCTTTTCCTCTCTCTCCAAAGGTTCGTCCTCTGGATAAACAGGCTTTGAGTAACTCGGGATTGAAGATGTTCGAGACCGATTCGACGAACTCGCACTCATATTCTGTTCTCCAATATATTGAATCTTCCCCCCATTCCCTCATCTTTTCAGCCATATCATCGTCAGTATAAGGTGCAGAGTAAGCCCTCCCCGGCTTTACTGCATCTCTCCATGTAAATACCATTCGTTCGAATGAGTCGTTATATGCATCATCATAAAGATAGCGCCACATGTGATTCTCTTTACTCTTGGGCGTACCTAAGTTAATAAATGGAGCCCTATTAGAAACTATAGCGGGCTCTACGTTGTCAACAAATAATTTGTCATCTATAAGTGGGCTCTCATCTACTATACACATAGTTGGATGTTGTCCTCGTATTGCTTGTCCCTGATTTGATGGAGCTAAAGGAGCTCTACGTAGAACTGTCCCTCCCTTCATTGTGATATTAGGTTTGTTATGAAACCTATACGTGTCAATCAGTCCATTGAGAAAACTGTTATCAGCAAAATGTCTATAACAGTAATTAAATATAAGTGAAGCTTGGTCCTCAGTTGGAGCCAAGATAAAAATTAAATCTCTAAATCTATTAAAAAACATGTAGATACATACAGCTACCGAAAGAGCAAAAGACTTGCCACTGCCTCGTGGAGCCAATATTGCTAGTTTACGATGCTTATCTTCATCTCCATCAGGAAATGTTAACGTTTTTACAATGATTTGTTCTTGTAAAGGTCTTAATCTTAGTGGTCTTTGTTTGTTATCTATGAGATATGCTTCACAAAATGCTCTAATCAATAGAGTCATCTTCCTCTCATCTTGTCTACATATCTTAAAAATCTGTTCTAGTTTTCTGGAGTCGTGTGCAGCTATACCGCTAATCGCGGATTTCATCTGATTTTCTTTCTTCAGGGCTGTCATCTATTATCTCCTCCAGTATTTTTGAGAAATTTTCACTATTCTTTTCAACAACAGTAGGTATTTCTATATTAAGAGCACGGAACTCAGTATGAATATCACGTACAATCTGGTTTCTTTGTCGCAATAACTCTGTTCTCGCGTTAACATCCCGAATACATACAAGAATTTCTTCCCACAACAAGTCTTCAAGCGCGAGATTGCGGGCCAGAAGCCGGACAAGTTCTTTATGTCTTTCATATTCCCCTTCTCCGACTCTGATGCGTAAACGCCTTTCATACCCTTCGACGTCCATTACTTGGCTTCGTCGAGTGCGGCCTTAACTTTAGACTTGACTAAAGCAGACAATTCATCATCTTTTTCGTCCCAAGCTGTAATTAATACATTTTTGACTAAAGAGTCTTTGACATGCTTTTGTGCAGTCTCATCCATCTTCTCAAATACTTTCATTTGAGCTTTTGTTAGATTCTTATCAAGTAACCCCATCAGTTCAGCTTCGTTATTCTTTAAGTATTTAAAGACTAACTCTTTAACTGCTGGTACAGTATAAGCGATGTATCCGCCCATACCTAACACCAAAGCAGCTAATCCTGCTAACATTGGGTCATCCATCAAAGAGTCTAATAGACCTGATTCTTCAACAGTATCAATGATAGCTGTAAGGTTACCCTCACTAGTTTCATTGGCTGCTGTGTTGTTGTTGGTTTCGTTTGCCATAGGTTCTCACCTGTTTTTATATAATGCCATAGCACTATTTAAAGCTTTCGTTTAATCGCAACATTCGCAGTTGCATCCGTCTTTACAGCACATATTTTTTATCTCCTTATTGTGTGGCCCCCAGAACGCCTAATGCTTAGATATCCTGTGAGTCGTGTGGTCCTGTTGGGAGCCACAATAATACTAGAACGTAAGACTATATAAAGCTTATGTCTATGCGTCTACCACTAGGGCGTATGCGAATTGATTTCCTACCTTGTGTATCTCTAGCAAGCGTATAGTTTTACCATCATCTATTGTTTCTAACTTAGTTTCCAATAGAGCTAAAACTCCTGCTAGGTCACTTGCGGTTTCAGTGAAATCGTTTACTGCGAAATTTGCCATTTATTATCTCCTTATTTCTTTTTTGCTACAACTTTTGTTGCTGTTTTATGTTCGTGTGCTTGTTGATTAGCCTCTATTAACTGTGCTTGTTGTTGTGCTGAAGCATTGTAGTCAATAACAGCTTGTGCTTTTAGTTTATAGAACGCTGTCTTTTCTGCTTGTTCTTGTTTCCAGACATC